CATAGTCCCAAGCCCCGCCCCCATGAACGACTCGGCCATACCCGCACCGCCGTAGGCACTGATACCGTGCATCAAACCTTGCTTCAAGTCTCCTCCGTTGGTAAGCGCAGATGCAGCACCAACAGAAAGCGCAGCGTAGCCAGCGGGCATACCCATAGCCGCCAACCCAGCACCAGCCGCCATAGGCAGCAGAGCGGACAGGAACCCGGCTTCAGGTAGTCCAGTCTGAGGGTTAATACTTAGAGAGCCACCGTGCTGTTGCGCCAAAGATTGCAAGCTCGCCACTTCTCCGGGGGTCATATGGACGAGCGTAGTGTCCGGCCCACGCCCATGAGCAGCTAGGTGTTTGGCAGCGAGTTGTATGCTCATGTTTTTACCTTTAGTACATTACTTGCGCTTGTGTCGTAGTAGATGTCCCCGACCCGCAAATTAGCCAAATCAGCCTGCGTTGGCAGGCTAGGAACCGATGTATTCCCCGTAGGCGGGGCGCTCAATGCCGCGATAACGTCGGTTCCATTGCGCTGGGTGCTAATAGCTATCGGGCCAGCGTTATCCAGTTGCCTGAAGTATATAGAAAGAACCCGAAAAATTTCGTTCATGGCGTGTGGGTCGTACACCACTGAAGCGGGGGGGATTCGGGGGGCGACTACGCTTTTCTGTCCCATATCTACCGCCTGCCGTCAGCGCGAACATCTACACGGGGAGCGCCAAGCTGCCACTGTGTGCCAAGCGTGTTGGAGGTAATTTTCATCTGCATCTGGCGACCACGAATACGGATGTAAACCTGTCCGGTAAATTCATCTACGTTAATGACCGACGGGGCAGGGCCTGTGTTGACCACGTTAGCGTTGCCAGTCTGTGTGATGCCAGAGCCTGAGTTGTTCAAGCCCTGTAGATACATAGTCACCTGTGGCGTTGTGCCGCCTGTAGACCCACGGAAGGTTATGTCAGGAATCATGCGGTACACAAACGCAAAGTTGTGCCCGTCTCCAATGTCGTATTGAGAAGATGTGATGAAAGCTTCAATTGGCAGCGTTGTACCCGTCTCGCTGTCGTCCACACCAGATTCTTGATTGACAATGTTGTAGCTGTAGGTAGCAGCGATTGGGAAGTTACGTAGGCCGGTATCCAGCCAAGCAGTGCGCCCCAGAGAGCCGTAGTACCAGATGTCTTCTGAGTAGTTGTAAATGACATAGCTATCAATTTTGCTGTCTACACTGTTTTGTGAGCAATAGAACCACCAGACCTCAGTAAAGCCTTCGCTCGTACCAGCAAAAATTTGGTCGTACTGGAGAGGGTTGATGTCACTGTAGATGTACCGAAGCAAGTCGCAACGTAGGGTTGAAATCCGTCCGTCGTATTTGTAGAACTTGTCCACACCCATCCAGTAGGTAACGCCTGAAGCAATAGCAGCGGCGTTAGGGCCAGCAATAGAAACATTGTCCACAAGCAACTGTGTGCCCCACACATATGGAGGGCCGAGGTACTGAAGCGAGTAGACCGCTTGGTCGGTAAAAACCAGAATCTCTTGGCGGCTTTGCAACATGGTGACAATCTTGGAGCCGTGAGACAGGCGCACACTGCCTGCTTGGTTGGTGATTGCCGGAGTCCACGTAGTCAGCGATTCTTGGTCAGACCACCGGATAAGCATGGGGTCAAGCGTGGTGCTGCCGTAGTCGTTCGTACCGAATACGAGCAAGAACCTGCTGACATCAGACACGGTAAATGTGTTCTGGAACAGCGGTGTGCTTGCATCCGCCCCTGTCAATGCAGACAGCAGTATTCCGTTTGAGTTGATTGTCTGCGTACCAGACTGCGTACCAGTCGTAGTGATAGAAGCGCCGCCCGATGTAGCGGCTAGATTGAACGTGCTTCCAGTTAAATACTTGGTGTAGTACGTTACCCCCGGCAGCAAGCCGGTCGGCAACCACCCCGTAGTAGAGAAGGTGATTGGTGTGCCGTCTGCAAGGTTTACGTTGGCTGTGACTACGCAAGGGGCCGCAATGGTCAGCGTTGCTATGGAGCCGTTCACATTCTTAGCTGCATCCCAATAATACAAAGGCCCACCACGAGGGCCGTACACAAGGTCTTCACCCCAGTTAACTTGGTTCCAAATGCGCAAAGCGTCCGTAGACGCAACGCCGATACCCCAAGCGCCAGAACCCCAAGTACTTGAACCCCAACCGACCAACGGAACAGCGAATGAAGGGCCGGTGTTAATTTGGTAGACGGCGTAAATTGTCCCGCCGCCAGCAGAGCTTGCCGATGCCGTACCCGTTACCGTAATGGTGTAGGTCGTGGAGCTTACGTACGCAATCTGGTACTCAGTTCCTGTGGTGATGGTGATGCCGTTAAACGTGACCGAGGCCGCGCCGTTCACATTGAAAGTGACATAGTCGTTGTTGATGAACCCGCCGTTAGCGTCGGTGACCAAGACTGTAGTGGTTGTACCTGTGTTGGTAGACGTAGCTGTGGTGAACGGGTTGGTCAGCGTGTTGGTAGTGCGGATTGGCGTGATGTCGTAGTAAGCACCGCCGCGCTCAATGTAGAACTTGAGGTTAGTACCAACACCCAGCAGGTTCAATGAACCCAGCGTTATCCAATTCCACAGGGAACGGCAGATACCCACAAACGTGTTCGCTGAAATGCGTTGCCATCCACCGATTTTCTCAGGCGTGCCTTGGCGGAACCGAACCTTGTCAGATTCGTAGTACCCGCCTTCGTTGGTGTAACGCGTGTTCTCCCTGTTTACACCGGGCTTGAGAATGACTTTTTGTAGTGGCATGGCGGCGGTTACACGTTCCGTTCAAAGTGCGGGCAGTCTACCAAGCTCTTGAAGAAATATTTCACTGACCCGTACTCAACATTTAGCGCCCGTGCTATTGCCGACACTGACACGCCAATTGCTTGCATCTTGATGGCTAATTCTTTTTTGTCTTGCGTCATTTTGTGCCTATCTGCATTCCGAACATTTTTTGCAAAGCTAACATAGCGCAAATTTTCAATTTTGTTGTTGGTGTTGTCCCTGTCAATGTGGTCAACAACCAAGTCGGCTGGGCGCTCTCCCAAAAATGTTTCTGTCATAAGCCGATGGACAAGAATGGTTTTATGCTTACCTTCAATCACAGAATTGAACCGCAAATATCCGTCTTTGTCTGTACGCAGTTTTAGCTCTCTTCCAGCAACTTGGCATGAATATGGAGAACGCCCCCTAGAAAAACTGTGCTTTACACGGTCTTTTGTGAATACCCGTCCACAACGGGTAACCAGTAAGTGGCTGTACACTGTTTGCACTTTTTCAATCAGTGACTCGTCTGAATTCTGGTTTCCCATCTGGGCCTCTGGAGAAGTGTGGTGCATCCACCAATTTTACTCCATTGCCACCCCATGAGTTAGCTTTGTTTAAGCTCTCCCAGTACGCGCCAAGCGGAGCAATGGTGGCCTTGTCCCAGATGATTTTGCCATCACGGAAGAAGTTCAAGTCCATTGCGCACCGCTTGAGGTGAATGGAGTTCATGGTCTTGGAGCGCCCTGTCTTGAAGTAAATGGCCTGCTGCTCGGGTGTGCGGGCAAGCTCCCCGCCTGTGACCATCCAGCCCTTGTCTGTGGCGTGTTGAACCAGCTTGCATATATCCAGCAGGAACGCTGCTTGTTCGGTACTAAGACTCATTTGTTGCTCCTCATTTCAGCCAGCTTCTCCACCGTGCGGCCACCGAAGTACGCACCCATGATGAGCATGCCCCAGTTGCCCAGCAAGGTCACATAGCTCTCGTTGGCGTTGTAGCCATACGCGCTCATCATGGCAAACAGGAAGTAGCCTAAAAAGATAGCAATCAAGCTCATAGGACGGATGTTCTTGGACAACCAAGAGTCGCTAGACATGTCTGCTTCCCAGCGGTTGGTAATGTTGTCGGCATCGTTCTGTGCTGCTTTTGCAAGCAGTTCCAGTTCAGCCATCTCCAACTTGGCCTTCTCGATGCCGAGTTCAATCAGGCGCTCTTCATGCTCATACTGAAGCTGGCGCAGCGTGGCAACGTCCTCCGGTGTCGGGTTGTCAGGTATCTTGATGCCCAAGGTGTTCTCGACCACCTCTTTGCCCTTGGCTTGGATAGCGCTGGACAGCAGCCCCAGACCGTTTTCAGCCAGTGTGCCCAGCAATGCACCGATGATTGGAATCATGCGCGTCTCTCCAGAAAGAGGGTTGTAAAAAAGTAGCTCAGGCCGATTGCAACCAAGAATATGGAAATCCAAAAAACCATACCAACGGCCTCCATTATCTGCTGGCGCTTTTTGGCCTTTGCCAACGCTGCGTCCATCTCCGCCTTCTTGCGCCGCTGGATGATGTTGTTGCGCTCCAGCAGCACGCCTTCCCACACATCCGCATTGCCCGACCATATCAGCGCGTTCTTCAGTTCAGTCTCGGCCTCTACAAGCTGCTTGGCCTGCATCACCGTCTCTAGCGCCTGCGCCGTGTCCGACTTGAACTTCTTGGGGTTGTTCGCCGCCTGCTGAACAATGTCCTTGGCCTCAAAGAACTTGCTTAGGTCAGACGCAATGCCCTGTACATCCTTGCCCAGCTTGATAGCTGCTTGGATTCCTTTTACCGCTGCCTGAGCGGCTGCAAACGCGGTAAACGGGTCTATCATTTTTTGTCCATCACTACCCAACAGCCTGCTTGGCTTCTTTTTGGATGGCCTCAACCAACTGAAACACCTCTTGGTACGGGCGTGCGCCAAGGTAGCCGAGGACGGCGTTCAGCAGGCTGGTGGATATGGCAATCTTTTCCATGATTTACTCGTAAAGGATGTTGATAGAGCCAGCGTCAAAAGTGTCAGTGCCAAGCGTCTTATTGGTCAGTGTCTGAGTGTCAGTCGTACCGACAGCAGCGCCAGCAGTATTTGCTAATCCGCCTGCGGGGAATGTGACCCCAGTGCTTCCGCTAATTGTGGTTGGCATATTAAACCGTCCTGTACCAAGTTGTGTTTGACAAACGATAGATGTACGCAGCACCACCGCCTGCCGCCAGCGTAGTCACCGCAGACACAATGCTTTGCCCGGTGTTTGCGCTTACAGTCAACGCAGTGATAATTTGGATTGAACTAAAGCGAATGGTCATACCATCCGCAGGCGCGGCAGGCATTGTGATAGTGCCGGTTGCCAACGTGCCAGCAGGGTTTAGCACCAGCACCTGAACGCCAGCAGCAAAGGTGTAGCTGAAGCCCGTGGTCGGGACTTGGTAGTCGTAGGACTGGAGCAGTCCGTTTGTTCCTGATAGTACAGCGGTCATGGTTTACACCTTTGGATATTTAGCTTTGACTGCCAAGCAGTCGGCGATGTACTTGTCAATCTGCGCTTGGTCACCCTTCACTACGCCGTCAAGGTAGTCGGTCATGGGTGGGTACTCGGCGGCGCGTTGGAGCTTGTATGCAGTAGGGTCTACCCAAGAATTGACTGCGTCCAAGTCAATTGAGACTTGGTTTCCGTCTTTGTCAAAAGCGCCCGTGTCGTTGTTGATGTAGACGACGTTTGGGTACAGCGCATATATTGCATTGTGGTTCATATCAATTCCTTATGGTGCGTATTCGTAAACTGCCAAATATGAGCCTTCTACTCCACCAAACATGCCAGATGGACTTACAGCGGACACTGCATTAAAGTAAGTTGTGCCACCAGCATTTCCTTGCCCCATTCTGAACCTGAAGGTGGTAGCCGATGTAGAACCAGCCGTCAATCGGTGTTGCCCAATAAGAAGAAAAGTGCCGTCGCCGCCGTTAATGTAAACAGCCCCCGCGACTAGCGCATTCGCCGTACTGTTTCTAAAAATAGCTCCAATAAGGTAATTGGCACTACTATGGCTGCAATATGCTTGGTAACGTATTTCCAAAATGCTAGAAGCACTTGTTGGGGTAATAGTTACCGTCATAAATTCAGTGCCCTCAGTAATTTGAGGGATGGTGTTGTCGTAGGGTATTTGCGTTGTGCCAGATGCGGCTGTCCCGGTTTGCAAAACTTGCACTTGCAGCAACTTGTTTGTAAAGCTAGGGATAGTGGATGCCGTTGTGAGAATCGTGCCCGTATTTGTTGGCAGCGTAGCCGTGAAGCTACTGGAGCTGTTGGGCGAAGCGAGGGTGAATACACCAGCCCCCGCTGCATTGCCTGTAAGTGCGATTGAACTCATGTGTTCTCCTTAAACAACTGACCAAGTGGAGCCTGTAGGCACGGTGACCGTCACACCAGAATTTATGGTGATGGGGCCAAATGTGCCTGCATTTTTACTGGTGGTGATGGTGTAGTCCGTAGTAACTGTCAGGTCGTTTTCATAAAAAATTTGGTTGGTTCCGCCGCCTGTAGCACCACCCCCACTACCTGAAATCTTCACAAAATCCACGCCGTTCCATGCGCAAACTGCTGTACTGCCAGCAACAATAGTCACCCCAGTGGTTGGGCCCGCGCCGCGCAGCACGATGCTTTGGGTGCTGGAGGTCTTGTTGATAACAACGTAGGTCTTGGATTGGGCCGGAGCCGTGATGTTGCGGGTTACCGTGCCCCCCGCTGTCCACAGCAGAATAGCCGGACGGGCGGTGTTAGCTGCGCCAGTAGTCGTTGTTAGGGTTACGTCAGCATCAGAACTAAGTGTGGTCGTGCCCGAAATGGCAGAGTCCAGCAACGAGGTAATGGAGTTGTTGACCGTATCGCCCCAAGTACCCGACAGTTCGCCGGTTACCGGGAGGGCCAAGCCCAAGAGGGAGGTGTATGCAGTAGTCATTTGTTACCTCAATTTACTATGGTATTCCAATTTGCCGTTTGGGGGTTGTTTATAGTCTGCCAGTTTGCGTTTTGCATATCATCAATCAGCGTCCAGTAAACCGCAACTACAACCCCAATGTCAGCTTGGGCATAATTGCCCGTAAGCGCAAAACTTCTTGGCCCAAGGCTCGTAGAGCCTACCGCGCCACTGGCAGACACACCAGACAACGCAACGACAGTCTCATACCCAACCGTGCCAACTTCACCTATCGCCGTATTCGGCAGTAAGGGGACAATAACTGACCCCAACGCACCTATGGCCTGAACTCCAGTCAGCGCAGTAGCCCCACCGGCCACTGCGGTTCCAACCGCCCCGCTAGCCCCTACTCCAGTCAAAGCCGGTGTGCTGCTTGCTACCAACGTACCAACAACGCCTGACCCTACAACCCCTGTGAGCGCAACACTCTTTGTCGGTGTTGCAGTCCCTACCGCTCCAGCAGCAGAAACTCCCGTGAGGGCGACTGTGACGTTGACGCTTGCTGTGCCTACGGAACCGGTTGCCTCATCCCCTACAAGGATGGTTTCGCCATTGCCCCAAGTGCCTAGACCCCAGCCGCCTACGCCCCAGCCAGCCATAACCCACCTTTAGGTTGTCGCCAACCGCAGCAAAGCAGTAGTCGTGGTGTTAGACGGCATAGTCAACGTGAACGTACCCGCAGTAACGGTCTGACTACCAAACGTGTAAACAGCCACAGCCTTATCGCTTTGCGTCGAGTTGTACATCAGCACCGTATCAAACGCTGTAGACAAGGTGACCGATGTGTACGTGATGGATGCTGAAGGTGTGAAAAACGCTACGCCCGCAGTTGCTGAACTATTGGTTGCCGTAGGAGGTGTGGCGTTAGTTACTGCAACCCCACCCGCTGAATAGCCAGTACCAGAAACTTCTCCGGTAACTGTGTATGCCGTGGTAGCCGCATTGATGGTCGCGCTTGTCAGGTACAAAGCTGCTTTGAACGTGTCGGCAGTGGTGACTGCGCGGATAGGGGCCGTGCCAAAGTTGTGCGTAGCGGTCAGGAGTTCCCCCATGAAGGAGGTACACATTGAAGCGGTGTTTGCCATGATGAATCCTTAAAAAGTACCGGTTTCGCCGCCCATAGGAGGCATCTTTTTCAACGTAACATGCACTGACCGATGAACCATTTCACCGTCCAGCCAATACTCAGTCCACGCAGTCAACTCGTTCGCATTGTTCACTTCACCAGAACGATGCTCTAGCAAGGAATCATCCATCTCGCCTTTGGTCGTGGTGACAATCAATTTGAACTCCTGATGAGTGCAGTGGTGGAGGTGTTAGCGGGCATAGCGATTGTAAAGGTCGTGGTTGAGGTTTTGTCTGCCCCGAAGTCAATCACTGCAATGGACTTGTTGCCTTGGGTCACGTTGTAAATCAAAGCGCACCGGGCGGTGATTGCCGCCGTCCAAGACGTATTTGCGAAATTCACATAGGCTGTGTAGTCAGCAGAACTAATAGTCACCCCAGTCAGCGTATTGCCACCGGCTGTATAGCCTGACGCTACAACCTCGTTGGACGTTGTATAGGCCGTGGTGTCCTCGTTCAAGCTGGCATCGCCGGTATACAAGGCAATCTTGAGGGTGTCCGTGGACAGGTTGTGGACGGCCTCGTACAACTCCTTCTTGAAGCTGGTGGTCTGCGTTTGGACGATGCTCATGCCGCTACCTCAAAGCTGTTGGACTTGCGGCGGTTTTCAGCCTGAGTAACAACCTGTAGATTCCAAGGAGTGTGTAGCCCCGAAACGGTCTTACCACGTAATGGAACAATGTGGTCTACCTCCCAAGGAGTCCCAAACATTTTTGTCCGCAAAGCTGCAAGCTCATATGCCTGCTCAATCACCCAGTAGTCGTCAGGGGACATCCATTTGGGCGTAGCCTGCGTCTTGGAAGCGTACCTACGCGCTGTTCTTGCATTCACTTTGGCTGCGTTTTGTTTAGCCCATTGATTGCATTTAGCGTTGTGTTTTGCGCGGTTTTCTGCAACCCATTGGATGGCCTTTGCCACAATGTGCGCTTGATTTTTAACATGATGCACTTGCATGTAGGCCGCTACACACGCTTTACAGATATTGCGATAGCCATCCTTGCGCGTTGCATCCTTATGGAACAATCCATAATCTTTGCTTGTTGCGCACTTGGTGCAAGTTTTCACTATGGTGCTCATGTTACGGCTTGGCGGTATTGCCCGCTACGGTATGCGTCTTGTCTTTCAAGCCCGTCACCTAAACGCTTGGCAAGCGCCAACGCCTCTTTGTACTTACCGTCGTATAGGGCGAGTAAATCTGCCTCACCTTTTTGAAACGTGTAGGCTTCAACCAGACTCCCATAAAGCAAGACCGTATCAAAATTATCCCCTAGCCATGTTGTGCCAGCAGTAGTAATGGACTCAGGAAAATAGTAGTAGTGCAGTTCTGCTGAGTAGGTTGCGTCGGGTGTCGGGCCAAGAAGGAATGTCAGTTCTGTAGTAATCACAGAGTTTGCAACGGTCGGGCCAAACAGCGCGTAGTACTTGGGAGTGCCAGTATCTGTCGGTGTTGGATAGGCTTCACGGATAAAGTTTACATCCTTGTTCAACAGGTACGTGTACGGGCCCGAACCTGAGTAGATAGCCAAGGAGTACGAAGACAGAAAGTCATCGGGGCAGGATAGGTACTTGTTGCTGACTGCAACAGTCCCCGTCACGTTCTTGCGCAGAAAGGGAAATTGCACCGAGTTGTAGATGCGCTGCTCTGCCTGCTGGATGAAGCGGTTAATCTGAGCCGTAGACGAGACTGTAGACCCGTCCGCGAGTGTAATCGCCGGAAAGTTGTTTTCCGTGTAGGTCTGTATCGCCGCCGAAAGCTCAGAGTAGTTCATGCCATCGGGCCTCGGGCGTACAAACCCTTAGTAGCACAACCAGTTCCCCGTACCTTGATTCCACTTGTCTTAGCGGGCTCATTACCAGCAGACTTGCTGATGCCCCCAACGCTGATGTCTAGCGTGTCCATCTTGCTGCGGTTAGGTTCTTTGCCGGGGACTGCCGGGATTTTCATCCGCTTCCCGTCCATCGTGTGTGGCTCCGCGTAGACGCTGGCTTGGCCAACTTCCTTGCCGCCTTTTTTCATACTGTATGCCATGATTTACCCCGTTTTCTGGTTGGCTGCACGAGACAGGTTGCGACCAACGCGCATCCGGTCTTCAGAGGTGGGCCCACCTTTGGCTAATTTAGTCATAGGCTTTCCGGGATGTAGCTTTTTCTCGTGCTTATGCACAGCCTTAGCCATCATCTTTTTGTCCTGTTTCAAATCTGCTTTGTCCATTTCAAGCTCCTAAGTTACGCTCACTGTGACTGTGCCAACACTTGTGGTTCCGACCAAGTAGTTGGGTGTTAAACCTACATCAGAACTACCAACCCCACCAATGGGATTCCAGCCCCACTGGATGTCTCTACTACCCCCACCGGGGTATCCCAACGTATCCAAACCAGAAGTCACATAACTACGGTCAGGGCGCGGGTTACGCAAAGCCTGTGGGTCATCTACAGGAAACATACCTAGCTGTAGCTGCGGTTGGTCAGGGTCCCAACATGCTGGGCATACTAGCAGATTGTAGTTCTTCGTCTTGATGATTTCTGTGCGTAGAACCTTCAACTTAAACCGCTGACCGCAGCGGTCACATTCGGAGATTGCATTCTTGCCAGAAGCGAATCTATTGCCCATGACTACCGCCCAATATAGGTCTGTCGCGGCACTAACCGGATGGCCGCTTTCTCACGGTCTTCGTACGCCGCAAGTTCCCAAGTCTCATCGTATTGCTGCTTGAGCATAGGCAGTCGCTCCATGCCAGTAGGAATCTTGCCTGCGATATAGAACGCCAACCCCGCTGCCATGCAGGGGATAAACCGGAACGGCACGTCCATGATGTTCACACCCCCGCCAGCATCTTGAGTGCGGCGCAGTCGCCAGTAGGCGAACGTGTAGGTCTGTGCATTGTCGGGTGTAGGCCAGACGGTGATGGCGGGAAGCTGCTGCCAGTAGACAGTAGCCCCGGCAGTATGTGCCGCAGCGGTGGTGTTGTTCTGCCCACGGAAACAGCTATAGAGGGTGTTCCCCTCTATGTAGACGTAGTTGATGGTCTCTGAGTCGATCTTGATGAACCCCGAAGCGGGCAGGCCCACTGTGGAACTCAAAGTGATTTCGGTGCTGGTGCTTGTGATTGTGGTAGCTAGGGTTAACCCTACCACCGAAGTCTGCCCGTTGTATCGCTGAATCCAAAGCTGGATAGGTCGCGCTTGGGTCAGCTTATTAGGGATAGTGGCGTAGGTAGAAACACTGATGCGGGTGATGGTCAGGTCAGACTGGTTGGAAGTGCTGTTGGCATCCGTGCGGATGACGTGCTCCAGCAAGTCAATCGTGTCGTCTGGCAGGGCATAGGTGTTCTGCCCCTGCACCATAGTGATAGTGCCCGGCTCAATCGTCCACAGGTTGATGCCCCGGTTGGCCCAGTCGGCGAACATGATGTTGAGGCTGCGCCGCGCTGTGCGCATGTCATAGCCCGTACGCAACTCACTTCCGGCCCGCTCAAAAGCCTCCTCGACCAACTCGGTGAGGTCAAGGTTGAAAGCTGTGGAGCCGGAGGTATTGGCCATTATCTAAAACCTGCTGTTTTCTTTGCAATGCTCTTGGGCTGAGCTACAAACTGTTTACCTGCCGCTTTGCCCGCTCGTTTGGCTTTGGTGGTCGCAGCGTACTCGGATGGGGACAAGGACTTGATAGCAGCTTCAGGGAGGTATCGCTCACCTGTTTTTGACGACGGCTTTCCCGACTTGGTGCGCCACTTCTGGTCACCCCAAGCTTTCAGGGATTGCTGTGGCGCTTTCAATCCGTATACCCTCCGCCAGCAGCCTTGTACTTCTTGGCTACAAGCTGCGCTTTTCTCGCGCTCCATTGCCCTGCACCTGTGCCCTGTGTGGCCGCAGCCTTCACCTGAGACACGATACGTTTGCGCAAGCTAGGCTTGGTGTAGTTCCCCGCAGCATTGACCTTACCGCCTTCAGCGTACTGCGTGAAGTCGGTGTTATCCCGACGCGCTTTCTTCTTAGCGCCGGGCATCTTGGACGGGTTGATGTCACCCATGCCGCGAGAGGCTATCACCGCATCATTCCTTTGGTTTTGCCCCGTTGAGCACAGCCATCTGCACGGCTGGATGCGGAACCACCAGAAGCCATTTTCTTGCCCCCGCGCATGCCTTGGCCAGCACCAGCAGACTTCGGGTTTGCCGGAGTACTGTCGGCAGCGTCATATGCAGCGTCTTTCTTTGCCTGCATCTTGGCATCCACTACTTCATCGTAGTTAGAAGGTTTTTTGTCAGCCATGGTTAGCTCCTTAGCAGGTTTTGCCGCCCTTGTTCATCTTCACTTGAGTGGCCTTGGTCTTGCCCTTGGAGGCAACACCGTCGGCGCTCTTGTGGCCAGCAGCCAGACCGCCCGACGCCATCTTCTTCATGCCGTCTTTAGCCATGTCCATGCCTTTTTTCATGGTCGGCTTGCCCATTGCGGAAGGAGCAGCGCCCTTCTTCTTAGCCATCATTGCCATAAAACCGGGGTTCATCTTAGTAGCCATAGTGTCACCACCTTTCTTAAATAGTTCCATTTTGCCTTGTCGAGTGTCAGGCTTGTTGATGCGTTGCAAATCGGCCCGTGATTTAGGCCCCTTACCAAACTTCATTCCTTTGCTAGCCCCGCTAAATTCTTTGGCAACGGACTGAGGTACCCCGGCCTGCTGGGCGAACGCTTTGTTGTGCGCCGCAGCATCCATGAATTTTTTCTGCTTAAGGCTTGTCGCTGGCATTATTTCCCCGCCCGAAGAAGCTGGTCAATTTTTGCTTCGAGCTTGTTAAAGCGCTGGTCAATGTGGTCAGTAATGCGCTGAACTTCTGATTGAGTAACGTAATCACGGGCAATCTCCTCGCGGGTTTTGTTGAGCAGCAAGTTAAGCCGAGTCAGCTCAGAGAACTTCTCTTTGAGCAAGAAACCAATGACCGCCAAAGCCATTGTTAGACCTGAAGACCAAATTGTGTTGAGGGATTCCATTTAGCAGTTCCACGCTTTAAGGGATTTATTGATACGCGAGTTCGGGTCTTTTGCGGTTTTCTCGCTGGTGAGCTTCTTTTTCATTCCACTCATCCTTGCGCAAAAAGAGTCGCGCCTGCTGCCGCCTTCCGGCTGGGGAGGTTTCAAATTCATCCCTTGCTTTTTGGCCGAAGCGCGTCCCTTGGCGTTGAGGCCACCATTGGGATTCTTGCCTTCTTTGCGAGTCCATGCTGCTGACTTAGCCATAGAACACCGTAATGCTTGAACTGGCAGGCAACACGACGTAGAACCCATTGTTAAACAGCACGCCTTCACCGGGAATCAACGTAGCAATAACCGCCGTGTTGGTGGTGACGTGCAAAGTCAAAGAATTGCTACCGCTATTGGTGGTTGCGTTGTCCCAGAACTGGATTTCTCCAGCCGTTCCGCCCGGAGCAACTTGATAGCCTCGGACACGGGTGCGACCTGCATACCCAACACCGCTTGCATCTAAATGGACGGCTTTAACGTCTGTCTGCATCATAACTAATCTCCTGTAAGACGGGGGCCGAAGCCCCCGAGACTAATTACTGCTGGGTTGCAGATGGGTTGGCAGAGCCGTCAGAGTCACGAACGATGTACTCAACAGTGACAGTGATCGTACCGGCAGTAGCGTCAGCAGTAGCCGCAGTAAACGTACCGTAGACGAGCACATCAGTTGTGCCAATGCTGTCGTAAACACCTGAAGTAGCCGCTGCGATGGTAGCTGGAGAAGTCTGAACCGCTGAAGTGCCAGTATTGACCGAAGCCATGTACAAGTTGGCAGTGCCGCTGCTACCGATGGTAACGCCGCAGTTAGTTGCCCCAGTCAGGGCAACATTGACTTCAAGGCCAAAGCGAACAATCTTAGCGCCAGCAGGGAGCGCGAACATCAGTTGCGCCGTAGGGCTTGCCAGAATGACAGAAGTGGGGGCTGAATAGGTCTGGGCAACGATAGTCGCGCCCATATTGCGAACAGTTCCAGCGGTAGTGCCGGTGGTGTTTTTAACCGTGCCAAGCAGCCACGGGCCAAGGTGAGTAGCGAATCCCATGATGAGTCCTTACATACAAGTGAAGCGCATCAATCGGTATGTCGTCTGCCGGGACAGTTTGATACGCCGGTAACCCCGGAATGAGGGCAATATACACTATTTTTCAGGGGGGTGCAACATATTTGAAAGCCCACCCAGCATACGGCCCGCGTGTCAATGCTTTGCCGGACTTGAGTGCCCGGTTGGCTGTGGGCGGCTTCAACCCTAACGCGGTAAGCAGTGCTGCGACACTTACGTACCCTGTGATGCCCCCCGCCGGGTCAATAGCGACTACGGCCTTGCTAACTTTTGCGCCATGGTCTGGGCGCTCTTTGCCGTACCAGAAGTTGCCCTCCCCCATTAGGGTGGCACTGATTTTGGCACGCACCGTTGCAGACTTGGGCTTGCCTACGAGGTGTTCCGTTTTTCTGCGTATGGTGTCTCTGTCTTGTACCCGCCCGGTGGACGCGGCAGCAATGGCCGCTATATTCTCTACCGAATGCTTGTACCCCCACGTAGGGCTCAACTCCCCCGCCATCCCTTGCATAGGGGCTGTGGCGTCTACACCGATGTTATAGCAGTGCTCCTGCCCTACGTGCGCGTGCAACCATACGTTTTCTGCGGTCAGCAAGTCTGCATCCGCAGCAATCTCCTCAAGGGTAACAAACACAAACGCTTGCTCCCCGTACTTATTCCATGCCGCTTGTAGGTGTCGGTTGTTGTGTTTGTTACCGCGCAGTTCTGAAAAGTGCCGGGTTTTACGTCGTTTCAGATCGACCGCGCTACCCACATAAAACTTGTTGTTGACGATGTTGATGATTTTGTAGATGCCGCGTGCCATAGGTTTCTTAGATACAGGTAATGTGTTTTCGTAAACTGCATTGTACCCGATCTAAACTAATAACACAACACAAACAAAAAAGAGCCCCGAAGGGCTCTTCAAATCTCGCTAAATGCTTGATTTTACTGAGGTTTTTAGGACGACCCAGGCGAACCGAACATTCCGAGCGGATCGCTCCATCCAAAGCTGTAACGCTCGCGGGCCTTGTAACGTACGTTCCCCGTATCGAAATCACCGTCCATTGAGTTAGCCAGAGGCGAACGCACGAAATGCTTCAGACCGTTAGGAACGTCAGTGGTCAAATACCAACCGTTAGAGTCGGTCAAGAAGTTGTTGATTGTGTACCCTTCAGGAATCGAACCGTTGTTCTTCAACGCGTTGATGTCGTTGTCGGTAGTGCCAACACGGAGGCTGGTTTCCAACAGACGAGTAGCAACGAATTGCAGAGCAGGAGGAACGATCAGCTTACGGGGCTTAGCTGCAATCAGCAAACCGCGCTCGTCAGTCCAAGCAGCGATCTGGATAACGGCGGCTTCCAAAGAAGTCTCGTTCAAGTCGGCAGCGGTAGAAGGACGATTGCTGTTGGTGCCACCACTGACCAGCGGGTGAGCAGTGCTGAACAGAGCAACGCCATCACCGCCAGCGTACTGGGCGGAGAAACCGTTGTTGATAACAGCCGCAGCTTTAACCTGCTTGGTGTACGCCATAGCACGAGCCAGAGCCTTGGTGTAGCGGGCAGACAGACTGTCGTACAGATTGTCTTCCACTGCTTCTTCAGTGATGGAGAAGCCCAAAGCGATGGTTTCGTGGTTGTAGCGAGTGGTCCAAGCTTCCTGCGCATTGTCATAAGCAATGGCAGAGCCCTCGTTCTTCACCGGAGCGGCGGAGAAGCCAGACAGCTTGGTTTCCTCTTCAAAGCTACGCTCCGAAGTTTCGGTTTCATAAAGCTCTTTATGCTGTTCGCCGTAGCGGGCATATTCCAGACCAAACAAAGCGTTCAGTCCGGGGAGCAACTCTTTAAGTAACTGTGCGCGTGAAATAGCCATGATTTACTCCTTATGCGCCAGTGGCAGAGTAGTAGCCGTGCAGACCTTGGTTGAACTTAACCAAGACTTCGGGATACTGGGTGAAAACAACGGTCGAGGTGTAAACACCCGAGTTCAAGGTGAAAGTCGCGGCTTGGTTCAGCACAACGGAGGTTGCGCCAGCGGCTGCTGCGGTATCCACAAAAGAACCAGTCTGTGCAAGCTGACCACTAGTGGTCAACACAGAAACGTCCGTACCAACGGGCAGTGCAAAAGGCAGAGCACTCACGGTCAGGGTACTAGTACCCGAACTGAAAGTAGCAGTACCCAGAGAAACTGCGGTATCCGTAACCAGACCAAGCACGCGCAAAGGCAGAGTGGTGGTAACAGGAGTGTCCGAAGGAGCCAAAACAGCGTTAGCCGAATTACCGGTGCTGGTGCTGCCAGTGTTGTTGATGGCCGACACGTTAGTGCCAATCATCGCCATAGCGCCAGAAGCAATCGTAGTACCGGAACTGCAAACAACCGCCTTGAACACGGCATCAGGGTCATCCAAGATGTAGGCTTGGCAATCACCGGCAGCGGTGCTTGCGGGCCAATATTGGGAGAACAACTTTTGCTTAGTCGTGGGGTTGGTGTAGGTGCAACCCAAGAAGATACCAACGGTCTGATTCAGACCAGTACCGGCAGCAACTGAGGCGCGTGTGGCAAAGCCACGGGATAGAACAACAAAATCACCGTAGAAGATGTCCGTCGCGTAGCCATACTGGATGTTGTACATGCGGGTGGAACCAGCAAATACTTGACCTCCAATAAGGTTCTGCGGCAAGAGACCGTACGGCGCTGATACGACAGGATATGCCATAAAAACTCCTAGAAAAATTTAAGAACCGGAACCAAATGTGACCTTAGATTTGCGTTCTGCGAACATAGGCATTTTAGGGTCACTGTTACGAAGATAGTTGTTGTCAACCGAGTCAATCTGAGACCTGTTCAAGTCGGAATAGTGTTTATCCCGTTGTGACATGAACTCAGCCGGAATGCGGCATAACACCAACCCACCAATTTCGATATTGCCCTTGAAGCGGCCATCGACAACGGCGTGCACCATAAGCTCGGGGTATTCATCCGCTTTCACGGGTTCATAACCTTCGCGTAACTTTCCAGAGATGTTAGATGGGTCAGGTTGACCCAAAAAGCTGATGCGAACGTACCTGTGACTCCAGCCGGGGCGGGGGTTAGGTTGTGGAAGCGTTTCTGGAGCACGCCACATATCGGGGCGGGCCCAGTCAGAGCGGGTATCCAGTTCACGGTCTAAACGATTTTGTTTAACTTCAGCCATTTTTAACCTCTTTTAAGTAAAGCAACCTGACGAGCATATTCTTCCAAAGGCACCCCAAGACGACGCGCAGTGGCGACCTCGGATGTCTTTAGCCGAATACGGTTAGGCGATGTGCTACGCGCAGCGGGTGCCACGACAGTAGCTCTAGTTGCACGGCGGGGGGTTGATTCCTCGTCCGGTTCTTCGCTCTGAGCGTCTTCAAAATGCTCAGGAAATCTTTTGCGCATCGTTTTATCGATGGTGCGGAAGTACTCTTCAGTACCCACATACTCGGCACCATACTCCTTTTGCAACCTTCTGTCAATACCCATAGCGAGCATTGTCATTTCTTCATTCCTACCCCACCAATCTTGGTTGCTGTCGGCCCATTTCTGAGCACGGGGGCTAAGTTTCTGTTGCTGCGGTGCAGCATTTTGCGTGGGGGTATATTCTTTCTCCTCGACTTCAACAGGACGCATATTGCGCGTCTTGTCAATCTTCAAGGTTGCTGCGGCAATCTCGGCCTGCGCTTCAGTTAGCGCGTCCACATCCCCGGCCTCATACGCATCTTTGTACTTCTTCTTGGCTGAAGTAAGTTCACTTTCCGCGCTGTGCTGGGACTGCTCGATATAGGCTTTACTACCCGTAGATAGCTGTTGCTGGAGACGCTTGTTCTCTTCAAACACCTGCTTGGCAAACGCTTCGGCGGCTTGGCGTTCACGCAGAGCTTCTTCCTTGGCGCGGCGTTCGTCGTGGTATCCACGGGTGAACTTCTTGATACGCGCTTGGACTTTCTCGTCGTAGCCAGCCAACTCGTCTTCAGTGGGGTCATCAACCGGGGGCGCGGGTTTGCGGCCACGGTCTTGGGGCGGAGTATCGTCTTCAATCTCCACCTCAAACTTTTCCTCCGCCTTGGCAGAAGCCTTGGCCGCTACTTCATCAGGGAAGTCAAACTCATCATATTCAGGCATACATTACTCCTTATGCACGGGCAAAAAATCGCCCGGTGTGTTTGTTGGATTTTGACCGGTTCCAATAGGCCGGGACAACTTGTAAGTTGTTGTGTGTGCATAACCCACCTTTGCTGACCGGGATAACGTGGTCCACATGCCATTCCCCACCACATACTTGCTTACGCAACCGGGCAAGTTCGACAGCTTCTTTCAATACCCAAGCATCAAACGGGTTAAGTGCTTTTTCACCAGACCGGCGCATCAGTTGATACCGAAGTCTGGCTTGTTTTCTGGCTTCAGATACAGGTTGCCCCGCACGTTTACGTTCAGAAAGGGCTTTACCCCCGGACACTGCGTATGCGGCGTCTTCTTTACGTTTCTGCGTTTTACCTTTATCCGAAGCGTAGTACTTTTGCTTTGCAGCCCTACATCTGTCCGGGTTTGCTTTGCGCCACGCCATAATTTTTTGGTTACGGCAAGGCTTACATTGCGCCCTTACAAATTGGTCTACGGGTTTTTCTACCCCACATGAAGAACATGTTTTCATGTTGCTCTCGATATGCCCCTTGGGTCTTCAACTGTTGCCTCGACTGAGGTATCTGCAATGAGCCGAAACTCACGCCCGTGAATCTTCAAGCGGGTGCCTGAATTGGGTCGGACAATAACGAAGTCGCCCAGTGCACACGAAGGCCCACTAGGGAATCGAGTTTTGTCTTGGAACGCGTCGGGGCCCATCTTGACTACAAACAATACTGGGGTCAGTACTTCTTCATAGTGCATCACTTGGGCAGACTTAAGAATTCCCGATTCGCTTTCCGCATATTCCTCCATGGCCTCTGGGACAACGCACAGTAGCTGAAAGGTTTTAGGGTCAGGCAACTGCTTAGCTTTGTCTTCTGCACTCGTATTAAGAATGCCAGACAAGTCCACAGCGGCGACATCAAATTCAGTCATCAATTTTCTCCAGTCTTTGCACGAGGTCTCTAACGATGGTTTCCGCATGAGTCAGACCCCGGATGACTCCACAGACATGCCGATACTCGGCAAAATCGTTTGCTCGACCCAAAGCTAGAAATGCAGCTTGGTCGGTACGTAATTTCTCAATCTCATTCGCAAGGTAGTTAAGTACCCGGTCGTTGTCCATGTTCACCCTTTCTTAGGTGGTTGTTTCTGTTGCTGGGGCTGGCTGCGCTGCGCCATACGTTGTGCGTTCTGCGCTGTTAGCTGGGCCTTGTGCTTGGCAATCTCCACGCCCATACGCATGCCATCGGTCTGCTGCTGTTTCTGAACCTTGTCCCGTGCAGCGGCTGCGGTAGCGCCTGTCTGCATAGCCGCGATTTCCTTCTGGGCTGCGATGCGTGACTTCTCAATCTCGATCTGGTCGGCCTTGGCTGCGGCGTCTGTTGCTTGCTTTTGTTTTTTAAGCTCTAGGTCCTGCTGACGTAGCTGGAGTTCTTGCATCTGCATCTGGACCACGGGGTCCTGCATCTTCTGCTGAGCCTGCTGCTGCTGGGCTGATTGCTGGTCCCGCTGGAGTAGTTGCTGGGACGCCTGCGCAGCCAACATTGCAATCTGGTCGGCCAACTCAGGAGACACCTGCTTGTTCTGCTCTTCAGACGGCAAGGCCATGCCCATCGCCATCTCAACCTGTTTGCGGTACTCGAACGCAACGTGCTCGTTGACGTGTGCCATAGCTGCGGCCATGATGGCTTGGGCTGCGGGGTTCATCTGTAGCATCTGCTGAATCTTGGGGTTCTGTATCGCAGACATGTGCACCTGAATGTGCGCTTGGTGGTTCTGCTCTATGAACGCCTTGACCGGCTTGCCCATCAGCATGTTCTGGTTCTCCTGTATGGGGTCCGTCGGCACTGCATCCTCATCTACTGGCACGAGCTTCTCGGCGTTCTTGATGCCCAAGACCTCAATCATCTGGCGGTGCAGGAGAGGCAAGTTGTAAAGCTGCGGGGCTGACTGTGCAAGCTGGAGTACAGCTTGGTACTGCACAATCTTCTGCGCCATCGTCGCGGCATTTGGGTCGCTGACCGGGATGACATCCACGGCGTCATAGTCTTCTTTCTTTGCTCGGCGGGTCGCATCAACCGGGTCGTACTCGTACTCATCCGGTGTGTAGTCGGCAATGATGACCTTGAGAAGCTTGAACTCCTGCTTCATGGAGTAGTGGATGCGGGCCTGAACAGCCGTCATCACTTTCAGAGTGCGCTCCAGCAGAGCCAGAGTTGTACCCACCGGAGCGTTAGTGCTCATGTCGCTGACGTTCATGTCCCCACTGGATGCAAACGCCCGCCCTTCTTGGACGATGTTCTGGAACAGCGCGAACAGAACCTGACTTGGCTCCTTGTACGGCAGGGGCAGGATGTTGTCCCGGATAGACCCGCTCGGTACATCCACGTCACGGAATTCACCGGGCTGGATGGGAGTGTCGTCACCCTTGATACGCAGACCACGGGACTTCAGACCACCGGGCAGATTCGACAACGTACCTGCGTCAATCAACTGACGTTGAATCATCGTGGCGCTACGAGCGTAGCCACCAATCAAGTGGATTAACCCGTATCCATAGAACCCAAATCCCGGAATGTACTGGTAGTGCACGAAGTGCTGGCGCTTGGTGTGGAGCGCATCATCCTCGTACCAATTGCGTCGTATGGCCACAATCTGACGGGTGGACTTCTCAACGGTCACCACGTACGGCAACGCGATGCCCGTGGGCTTACCCTTCTTGTTTACATGCTCAAACCCAGCCAAGTCCAAGTCAACGTGCATCTCAAGGAAACGAAACCTATCATCCTGCAAGGCCGTTATGCCCTGCTCTTCAGCCTTCTGCTTCTCGATGTCATCAAGCTCCAGTGACGGCTCCCCGAGGTCCACGTCGCTGTAGAACCCAGCCTCTTGCAGCTTCAACACTTCATTCTTGGTCTTACGCATGACGTGCGTGACCCGCTCGGCAGTCTCCAAGCTACTGGCCCCATACGGCACCACGATGTCCTCGGCGGTGATGAACATCGCCATCTGACGACCTTTGCTCGGGTCGTAGTAGACCTTCTTGAACGCAGAGCCTGCCAACGGCAGTGACCACAACATCTTCTCGTGCTCCGGGCGGTACTCGGACATTACCTCGGTAAGCTGGTAGTTCATGTCCTCGCGCACGCGTGCGGCTGCTTCTTCTTTAAGCAGATCGATAGCCCCAACAATCTGCGTCTTCACCGGGCCCATTGCCGGGAAGGTCTCCATCATTGCCTCGGACTGGAACCGCACAACTGCCTCGGTCAGCATCGGGTGGAACACACCACATGCACCCTGCCACGGTTCTGTGCGCTCTTCGTAGTTCAAGCCCAGTAGCTTCAGCCCTTCGATGTAGGTCTTTATCCAGTCCTTACGGTCCATGTTGTCTTTGACGAAATCATCGACCAAGTCATTACCCAGAGCACCAAGCTCCGAGTCGTCCATGAAGTCGGCTAGGTTCGCATCAAAGTCTTCGGCGGTTGCTTTCTGGGGTTTGAGGTCAATCTCTACGCCCCCCATGTCAATACTCATGGACTCCGGGTCTTCAATCTCAATCTCGATGTCCGGTGCGTCCATCATCTCGGCCAGCCCCACAGGTGCTTGGTACAGGGATTTATCCATTGAACTCGTAGCCATATTCTTTCCTTTGCGTTAGACCGTATAGAACCGCTCGTTGCGGCGTCTGAAATACTGAATTTCTTCCGGCTCGTCACTGGGCAGTCGGAGAAACCCACCTTGCCTGAACCTCATAAGCGCCAGCGTTGTAGCGTCAACCAAGTCGTCGTGCTGCCCGGACGGGAACTCCGCAATCTCATCGACCAACTCTTCCGCCCACCGTGTTTGTGGCACCCATACTTTTCCCGAGGCGATTATGTCTGATACTGCGTTGAGACGAGCAATCTTGTCTTGGCCTTTACCCGGCGTGTAGTCCTGCACAGGTATGCCCATCGCCCGGAGGTCATATATAAGAGGCGCACCTGACGCCTTCTTCTCAATCAACACGCCGTCGGGTTCAAACTCCTTATACTCTGCTAACACGTCGCGTTTAAGGTCGGGATACTCAACTCGCTTCTTGTAGGTATTGAGCAGGATGATGTTCTTGTTCTGCTTGTCCTCGTCCAAGCTGAAAATCCCCCACGTCGTCCCAGCGGAGTAGTCGGCCCGGTTGTTCTTCTCGAACGCCGTGTCCCATGTCTGGAGGATGTACTCGCACTGGGGCGGCTCGTCTTTCTCCCACCACTTCCACCAGTCTCGCTTCACAATAGCTGACTCGTTACCCACCGGGTTCTGCTGGTACTGCGCCTGCCACTTGGCGTTGGGCAACTCTTTGTGCAGCGCCTCCAACTCCTCGATAGACCAGAACTGCGGCCACAGCGGATTGCCCGAGGGCAGGATGGCCGGGAACTCGATGACCTCCCACTCCTCACCGCTACGCGCAGCGGCTGCACGCAATACCTGACCTGTCAAGTCCCGTTGAGACCACCGGGTCATCACCACAACAATAGAGCCTCCGGGCTGGAGACGCTGACGCGGGCCTGACGTGTACCACTCGTACACTTTGTCATACACTTCTGGGTTGCTAGCGGCCATCGCCGCCTCTTGCTCTGAGTGCGGGTCGTCAATAATAAGGATGTCGGCACCCTTACCGGTCACCGCACCGCCCACACCGATAGCGAAATAGTCTCCACCCTTGCTGGTGTTCCACCGGCCAGCCGCTTTCGAGTCCGCTTGGAGGTGCAGTTCAGGAAAAATCTCGTGGTACACGTCGGAATCGACCAAGTTACGCACTTTCCTACCAAAACCCACGGCTAATTCAGCAGTGTGTGATGTCTGGATGACTTTTTTACCCGGAAACTGCCCCAAAAACCACGCCGGGAGCAAATACGACGCAAATTCTGACTTGGTATGCCGTGGGGGCATGTTGATGATGAGCCTTTTGCACTCTCCACGGGCTACGCGCTCGAACGCATTGGCCATTCTCTTGTGGTGGGCCCCAGAAATGAACGTAGGCCAGACTTTTTCGACGAATTTGATGAATCTTGTGCTACAAAGTTCTTTTTCTTTGAGCTTCTCCAGCTTGTTTAGCTGCGCTTCGAGCACACGGAGGTCGCTCTCGGTCAGTTTTCCCGAGTCAATCAGGGCTTCGATGTCTTTGAGGGAGATTTCACTCACCGGTTTGGACCTCTGACTGTTCTTCTTGCTCTGGCTCTACGGGCTGGAACGGTTCCGCTGGCCCAAGCTGGAGGTCAAGGTCGTCTAGGGGGGTTATGTCTGTGGCCTCGGCATTGAGCAGGCGTTTGACCCGCTCCTTGATGCTGTTCTCAAGTGTTACGGACGTGGTGTGGTGTACATGAATCTCGCTGCGTTCGGTGAAGAGGCCGATGTCGCTGTGCTTACCTAGCAGTTCTAACGCCTTGAGTTCATGTTTCGTGTCTCCGCACGCTGCTATCTCTATCAGGCGGTTGGTGATGAAGTTCCGCGCTTGCAGTTGATCGGCAAAGGCCGTGTAGTCGAACTGCTTGATGAGTACCGATGTGGCTTGGGCTTGCGCGGATATGGCCAGCGTTTTAGGCTTCTCGGGTTTCCCCTCACCTAGTATGAGCTTCTTCGCAGCTTCTAGGTCATTGTCGTCGTAGTCAATGCTTCCACCTAGCTGAGCAATCAGGTCAGCGGTATTCACAGCAATGGCTACGCTATCCGCATGAGTCTTGGGCTGCTCATCGGACATGTCGAACGGAACAGGGTGTTCCGCAGTAGGCGTTACGTTAATCATAGGCACCGAGTAAACGGGAAGATGTACCACTGTAGCACAAAAACTGGAGGAGGTTGAGACTCCTTACCGGGGGGTGTTTCTATG